TCAGGTCTGAGCTAGTACACGTTACAGTATGTGAAAATCAGACCGGCCCGAAAAAAAACACAATTCGCACCAGCCTGATTCCAGAATTTACTCCTTTTTCCCCGTATCGGCATCGGGTTCACCATCAAACAGTTTGCCCTGCATCCGATCCATTTCTTCTTTTCTGACCCGCTTCACCACGCTGTAGACCCACTGTAGCGAAACGCCAAACTTGCGGGCCAGTTCATGATGGTTGCGCCCGTCAAACTCCAGGAAGATTTCCCGATCGCGCTGGCTGACCTTCCAGACCATCCCCATCGGAAAATAGACGTTTTGCCCTCCCCAGACCTGCATCATGCGGTTAGCAACGGCCTGACCAATCTGGTCGGCAATCGCGGGTTCAATATCAATAATCTCGCGCACGGTTTCAGAGGTGTGCTGAGCTAGTTCCACCAACAGTTCAGGCCCTTTACTACGAAACTGATTCAGGTCGCTCATTGCTTACCTCCCGCAGCTCTGCGCTGCCACTTCTTCAGCTTCTCAATAACGTTACTGGCCTGCTCATTGCTGAGCCAGCGTAACGCGCTGATGCCTGTTTCCCGTTTAACCCACAGCGCCAGCGCCTGCTCTGAACTGTCACGGACGATGCCCGCTGAGGCCATTTCAAGCCATAGTGCACGGATTTTTTTCGACTGTGGGTGGGTATCCAGCGGTAAACCGGCCTTGGCTTTTCCCGCAGGTTTAATACGAAAGCCCTTTTTCTTCATGGATTCCACTACGCGGTTAAGCTGGGTAACGTCCATTCCTTTCGTGGAAGCTTTGCCTGTCAGCCCCTGCAGCATCTGTCTGTAGGTGTCCTCGTCCATTTGCAGATCGTTACGGGCAATATGAATAAGCTGTATGAGGCGCTGTTTAGTCATCACAGATCTCCCCCCTTTGACTGTCCCTTTACGTAGTCAACATATAAAGGAAGGGCCACAGGCCAGCACAGGAACATCACCGCCCAGCTAATCCAGTATTTGGCACCGCTGTAACGTGAGTAAAAACCCGAATGACGATGCAGTTCGGCAGTACACCAGCCTACGCAGCTATACCAGAACAGGGTGCATACAACAGATTCAGCCATCATAAGCTGCTCCCCAGTTTCCGCTGCTCCTGCCCGCTGACAGGCTGATGTAGCCGGACGTTTTCTCCCTCTTTGTAACCGACGTGGCGGGACATGTCTGCGTCACGGGATTTTCCGGCCCCACGGCCCGTGGTTGTACCTGAGTCGGGGTATTTTTTCTCAAGCCAGAGGCTGGCCAGTTCCCATTCCTCACGGGACATCGCGAACAGATGAACTTCACTGCGCACGGCCAGTACCCAGCCTTCGGCAAATTTGTCACCACGGCTGGTTTTGGTCGTGCTTTTGATTCTTTTATTCTGCTGCTGGATATAGTTTTTACGGGCCACGATTAATTGTCTGGCCAGTACTTCCCATGTATACGAGGCCAGTTCGACCCGGTCTTTATTACCGTAAAAGCCAACGCTGGAGTTAAAACCGGAATGAATAATAGACTTAACCCCAAATGCTACCTGGATAATATCCAGCAGACCCAACATGTAACGTGGCGGATTAACGCTACCTGCGGCCCAGTAGTCACTGACGCTTTCGTCAATATCACTGAGCGCGAGGTCAGCCTGGGTGATGTTATACGCCTGCATCAGTTTCTGGGCGCGTTGCAGGGCCAGTGCAGCTTCATGGGGGTTATCGGATTTAGCCAGCGCCAGCAGTTTTTTTTAACTTCTCCAGCATTTTTTCTTTATCAGTCATTGGCATGGTTTAGTCCTTTGGTGTGCATACACCACGAAGTTTGTAATCGCCATCATTGAGTTTTTTGATAGCGGTGAAAGCATCCCGACAGGCTTTTTCGCTGTTAAATTCCTGCGTATGTAATGTCAGAGTCGGTTGCATGGCGTCACTCAAAGTCATAGAGAATGGGGATGCCATCCAGAAAATAAGTACCCACATGGTTACTGGCCCTCATTAATAGCGCTGTTTAGTGCGTTGAGAACCAAATCAGTCATGATACCTTTTCCGTTTAGCTCAACGTGGGCAAGAATTTCACTGCGGGCCGCCTTAAGTACACCGAGATTAATCATGACCGCACGCTGGTTGATGGCGTTCAAAGAGTTCAGTCGAGCAAGGCAGCGTGTTGCATCTTCACACGTTGTTGGCACATTAATGTTCATCCGGTGCCCCCAGTGGTTCAAAGTCCATGACCGATACAAAGGTGTTGTACTGCTGGCCACAGTGAGTGCAGGCAAGAATTAAGTCGACGTGCCAGTCATTATCAATTGATGACTGCATGAGCGTTGTTTGCACTGCAACCATGTCCTCAACTTCTTCTTTACAGTGAATGCATTTGATAGACATAAATATTCCTCGGGCTGTTTTCGGCGTGCAGAAGCCCACGGCGCTGACGCCGAAATAAAAAGAAAATGAATTAAAATTAAATGGCAGCTATATCTAACGGGATATTAATCAGCCTCCCGTCTTTATCTTTCTCCCGGAAATTAATATAGGTTTTGGACATGGCCACCTGCAGCGATTCCGATATGGCCTCCATTGCCCGGTTCCAGCGCTCGTCCTGAATCTTGACGCGGCGCAGGGAAAGAATACGCCCGGTATTAAGCTGGCCCTCTTTGTCCACCTGGAAAGCATCGCTGATGATGGCCCGCAGGTTGGCGTTCGCGCCTTCCGACCACTCGGTGACACACTCGTCTATCAGGTCTTTGGCAATTTGCAGCTCTGGCCCGAACGTCAGGGTTTCCTGCACGCGGATGGTAATCTGCTGGCCACCGTCGAAGCTGCTGAAGGTTACGTTGCCTTTGGCACCGCCGCGCGTTCTGCCGTATTTCTCGGCCACAAGGTCTAGCCAGGCATAGCACTCATCAAAGGCACGACGCTTGAAGTCGCTGAGTTCGTCGCGTTTAACCTTCGCGGCGGCAACCTGTTCTTTAACGAAAGAATCCATTGCAAGGTCATAGTCAGACACCTGGTCAACCGGTACCAGACGCCCCTTGCGGTCTTTCATGTAGTCTTCTTTATTTACTTCGCTCATCGTTTTGGTTCTCCGGTTCAGTTAATTAACGATTCCGACCAGAAGACACGGCAGCCGTACAAAGGAAATGTTCCCTGACGAAACCGCCCCGTGCCGTTATGGCCGATGTAGCTGTAGCTTGCCTTACCCTGTTCGATCATTCGGACACACTGGCCATTTCTGGCGATGCGGATTACCGGCATGGCACCCAAAATCATCACGCTCTGCACGGTGGCGTGCATTGCGTTCAGCACAGCTATTGCGGACTGCAGGCTAACCAGCTGCTGGTTGATATCGGTTATGGATTTCATGGTTAAACCCCCCCTGACGACGTCGGCGTTGACCTGCGGAACCCCGATTTCAGCGGCCAGATTCATGGCCGCTATCACCAGGTTACTGACGGCCAGCGGATATAGCAGGCTGACCATGCTTTTACGGTTACTGCCCGCATTGCTCAAACGGGCGCGGATGGCTTCCACTGCGCTGGCGTCCATGATGTCGGCCAGCTGCTTACCGGCACGTTGCAGTTTGAACGTCAGAAACTCTTCCAGGCTGTTGTCCAGCGGCAGCAGTTCAACCACCTCGCAGCGCTGGACGACCTCACGGACTTCCATGTTGCGTTCGGACAGTTTGTCGGCTAGCTCCGGCTGGCCAATCAGCACGATGGACAGCAGTTTTTTAAAGCCCGATTCCAGCTCAAAGAAGCGTTTGAGGTGCTTCAGTGTCGGGATGGGCAGGCTGTGGGCCTCCTCAATCACCAGAACGTGGCTGAAGCCCGCCTGGCTGCTGTCCTTCAGGACGCGGTGCAACTGACGGAAGCGGGCGTCCTGGCTGCGTTTGATGCTCTCCAGTGGCGCGATGGTGCTGTTAATGGCCTCGGCGATAGCAGCCGCCTTCAGGGTTTTGCCCTTCACGTCGTTGTCTTCCATGGCGATGATGTATGGCTCGATAACAATCACCGGCGCGTTCTCGCGGTTGACGCGTTCAATCAGGTCTCGGCGCAGCGTGGATTTACCCGCGCCGGACTCGCCGATAAGCGCCAGGAAACCACCGTGACGGGCGGTCTGGAACAGTGCCTCACGCACGTAGCGGATATCCGGCGTGGTGAACACATCGTCCGCGCCCTGCATGGCTTCATCGGCGAACGGGTCACGGAAAAGGCCAAACGCTTTTTTGGTTGCTGGAAATAACACCTGCTTTTTGAGTAACATGTTCTCTGCCTCACTGAGGTTGGTTTTATCGGTAGTCCCCGCTGTACGGGGCGTGGCTGCGCCCTGTACAGCATCAAAACTCTTCGCTGTATCAATCCCCTGACTTTCCAGATACGACGCCAGACGCTGGCGCACCGCCTCCGGGCTGGTGCGGGGCCACTCGTTATGGTTCACAATCTGGGCCAGCGTGGCCTCGGAAACGGCGACGGCTCTTGCCACTGCCGCCTGCGGGATGCGGGCCTCTTTCAGTTGTTGCTTCAGTACCAGCATGTCTTCCTCCTCAGTTGCCGTTAACAGTGCTGATAACGCTGTTGTGGGCCGGAGCGGTCAGGGTGGTCATCACTTCGTCCAGTGCGGTTTCCTGTACGCCATCCGGGTACTGTGCCGCTAACTGGCGATAATGCTCTGGTGTCCACGTCTGCCCGCAGGCCGAGAACTTCTCGCGCAGGATTTTTGCCGCTTCCACATGGGTCAGCGGACGCTGCTCAATACGCGGCCCGCGCACGTCTGAAGCCTGGCCGCGCTTCGGCATATAGGCCGGAAGCGTGGTGTCGTCGATATGTTTATACGGGTCAAGTCGCCCGCCGAACGGCAGCGCCTTCGCCTTGCGGGCCGCTGCGGCATCGGCGGCGTTATCCGTGCCGGTGACCAGCGCTTCGATTTCTTTGGCCGCTGTCTGTGCCGGGGTCTCCGGCAGGGCTTTGTAGCTTTCGCCAAATACCGCCGCGCTTTCGGCAAAGCCGAACTCGTTCTTTCTGACCTCTTCAACCAGGAAGAACGTCTCGTGGCCGTCTTCGCCGGTCAGCACTACCTGCGCCACATCGCTGCGCCATGGGTTGCGGGTAATCATCAGTTTTTCGCCGACCAGGACGCCAGGCACCGTCGAAACATCAAACTCAGCGCCCCGGAACGGCACCCGCAGTTTTGATGTGACCTTACGGCTTTCCGGCGCGGCCACCGCCAGTTCGCGGCATACCTCAACAGACGGCGCTTTCTTCAGCTGCTCAGCGCTGATTTTCAGCCAGATATCCGTGCGGGTTTTACGGTGGCGGCTGTGTATTTCCGTGGCATTAAAGTGGCTACGCCACCTCGCAGCTTTTACATTGAGCTCTTCCAGACTATTAACAGGCTGGAATTTCAGGCCCGGCTCAAATTTACGTTCGATAATGTCGCGAGCCTTCTCCACCTGACCTGTTGCGCGGGCGTTATGCGGCTTATGTGCGATCAACTCAATGCCCAGCGACTTACACATGTTTTTCGTCATGCCAGCGGTGTTGGCAGAGCCGGGGTCGAGGTAGAGTATTTTTGGCACGCCGTGCAGCACGTCAGCGCCGCCGCGTTCCTGCATCGCATTGATAAGAACGGAACAAAGGTTTTCACCGGACTCCGCGCCCATCACGTACTCAACGTAAATCCAGCCACTGGTGTGGTCGGTAAGCTCATAGCTCCATACGCGGTCACTGGCGATGCGGGCGATATTGGCGGGTTTGTTCTTGTAAAATTGCGCGCTGTCCATTACCTGCAATCCCTTATGGCCGTTGCTCAGGTAATAAAGCGTGCAGAGTGAAGCATCAATCTCCCAGACGTGATTGGGGTGCAGGCTGGCCATTTCGGATGACGGGGCCGGGGCGTCCAACTGTTCCGGGTGCAGGCCATAGTTACGCAGGGCGCGGCTGATGGTGTCCTCTGATAGCGGAAAGAACTCGCCGGTTTCTTCATCCATTCGACCTGCAGTAATCAAGCCGTTAGTGCGCAGGGTCTTCACCGCATCAGCGATGGAATACAGGCGCTTGCCGTTCTTACGTGTAGATTCGCGCAGCGTGGCGGATATCAGTGAAGCCTCTTTACGGGTCAACGTACTTTGTCCGGCGTCGGTGCGCTTTTTACGTTTATCAGTCACGGAAACCTCCTTCAGCTTGCGCAGCAACGTTGCGCGGGACATACACAGTTCAGCGCAGGCAGCATCGTATATCGCACCACGATTACCGTGCCCCGCATCACGCGCCGCGCGGGCAACAGATACCAGTCGTTCAGTCAGGGCGGCACTCATCGGTTATGCCTCCTGCCGTTTTATCTCTGGTTCAGGTTCGGTCAGCCAGGACGGGGCAGCATTTCCAGTAGGCTCATCAGGCAGGTCAAAGGTAGAGCGCAGGCTGCGGGCCGCGTATTCCAGCTCGCAGATAAGCCCGGCCATAAAATCCCTTGGCGTATCAATTTGGTTATCTGAGCAGTAAGCGCAAAGGGTTTCGAAAGCGCTGTATAGACGA